GCAAATTGCTTATAGGCGGAAACAACACGCTCTCTCTGGGCAACAGGTTGCATCTCCTGGCTAAGACGTTCCACGCCAGAGTCCTTAAGCGCCTTTCCGACCTCCTTCTGAACGTAATACGCAATTACATCCTCAGGCTTGGCCCCATTGGCAAGATCAGGAACAGCTTCCTCTTCCTTAACCGGAGTCTCCCTGGCCCCAACGGCCTCTTTAGCTCGGGCCAACACGGCTGCGTTTGCCGCGTCGATGGAACTGAAGTATTTCTCTTCAAGATCCGAAGCACGCTGCATACGTTTCGTGAACGCACGCTGCATACTCTTGTAAACGCCCTTTAGCTCGTCTGGGAGTTCTTCCGGGTTTCCATGCCAAAATTCATCGCTAGACTCTGGAGCAGGTTCCTCTGTAGCGAGGCTTTGCTCTTCGTCACCATGCACATCATCACTCTCATCCCCGGTCACATCAGAGTTATCCTCAAATGGGATCTCTTCAGTGTTGTCGGTGATCGCCTCTGCTGTCATGGTTCCTCCGTACGCTTGTTCGCGTTTCTGTAGTAGAAATTCACCTTAACCTTTTTGTCAAGTAGCATCATCCAATGGCTGACGAAACTACCAAAATCAAAGTATCAAATTCCAACATATCTGACTGGCTTGCAAAAATAGAAGAGTCGGAGGGTGTTCTTGAAGAGAATCACCTGCCGTTCTGGCAAGCCATACAGAGAGACTATGCAGGAGATCGAGACAAAAACAAGTCGGTCGGTGGCATATCTTACGAAGGCGAAGAGGAGGTCAACTTCAACTTCCTCCTGTCCAACGCCAACACGATCCTTCCGGGCGTTATCTCTGCCAATCCATACATCTATGTAAAGCCAAGGAGACCTGGCGACAAGGATGCTGCGAGGATTGCAGAGACAGCACTGAACTACGTCTGGAAAGAGATACACGGCAGCAGAACAACAAAGCTAATTGTCCTAGACACGCTCCTGTTTGGGGTTGGCTTTGCGAAGGTTGGGTACGACGCAAGCGACTCTTTCTATACGGAAGAGGACTACGACACCGGACCCGAAAAGATCGAGGAGGAAGTCGCCGTAGCCATGACCGGAGAGGAGCATCGCAGGCTGCGGTCGTTGCTTGGGTCGGAACTTATCTCGTTCGACGAGGGTCCAAACGACAATCCAACAGTTACGCGAGTTGCCCCCTGGGACCTTCTTATTCCGCCTGGATATACAGAGGTAAACCAGTGCCCATGGGTTTGTGAGCGAATGACAGTTCGCATTGATGACTTGCGAGAAGACTCGCGGTTCGACGTTCCAGATTCGCTTGAAGCAAACGCATGGCTGTCGTCTTCTGTTCCCGCATCCTTAAGCGGAGAGAGCGCAAGGAACAACCTGGCAACACCAGAGATTCCACCAGAATACGTAACGCTCTATGAGTTTAGGTATTGGAGGAGCACCGGGAACGGGATGCGAAGGCACGTTGCGTGGCTTGTCAGAAATCCTGGGTCTGGCGACGTTCAGGACTCAGTCCTTCGTCATGTTGAAGACCCGATAGAGATGCGTGGTTATCCATACGAGGCGCTGAAGTTCATTCAGGTTCCAAACGAGTTCTACAGCACTCACGTTTCAGACCTTTCCAGCGTCAAGGGCGTTGCAGACAGGCTTAACGAGGAATGGGACTACATCCTTCGGCACCACAGGCTTTCGTCTGTACGCAAGTTCGTTGCCGCGCCTGGTGCGCTTGAGTCTGGACAACTCACTGCACTGCTTGAGTCTAGTGACGACATGGCTGTTGCAGAGCTTCCGGCAAGCGTAGCGAGGATTCAAGACGCGATCATGTTGCTTCCAGAGGCACCGCCGCCCAGCACAACGCCAATGGTTCTAAGTGGGCTTTCTAAGCTCATGTATGAAATCTCTGGCATTGACTCGTTCCAGCGTGGAGGCGCAAGCCGAAAGGGAACAACCGCAACAGAGGTTGCTATTGCCTCAGCCGCGACAAGAGGTCGCGTTGGTATGCGACTAGAGGAAACAGAGAGGTTTGTGTCTGCAATCTCTCGGAAGATTCTGGCAATCATTCGCCAATACTGGGATGAGGTGCGCTACCTTCGCATTGACGGAGACGACGGAGAAGACGAGTTCATCTCCTTCACGGCCTCAGACATTCAGGGCTACTTCGACGTAGACATCCAAGCTGGATCAACAATTCCAACAGACCCTGCGGAAGAGCAAAGGGCCTTCATGGGACTGCTACAAACAATCCAGGGAGTTGTTTCTACAATGGCTCCAGTCGTTCAGAGCGGACTAATGCCGCCAGACTCGATCCAGAAGTTTATCGACCAGTCCTTCCGTGTATGGAGGCAAGACAAGCGAGCACTTGTCGGTCCGCTTTCTCAGCTTCAAGGCGCAGCCATGAGCGCAGGAGCGGCAGCCCAAACGGCAGAGGGTGGCCCAGCACAGGAAGAAAGCGTTAGGGATGTCGGCGTTGGTTCTGACGGAAGAGCGTTAGCCGGAACTGGCCCGAGAGAGGTGGCTCCGTCGAGCCAAGAAGCAATAATCAATAGATTTGGATAGAGGGGAATATGAGAATTTACAACATGAAGTGCCTGCACGCGCTGTGTGGGCGTGCCTTTGATTGGCACACAAAGTCAGCAATCTACGAGGTCAGCAAACGAAGCGACTTCAGGGAAGTCAGGTGCTGGCACTGTGGAAGACTTGGGGCGAAGAGGGCCTGGACTCACGCCACCCCAGACCTCACGGTAAAGGGAACATGGGGAAAGCAGGCCAGTCCAGAGCTAAAGGGCAAGGACTTCTACGGCAAGGAAGAGCGAGACAGGCAGCTAGCCGTCGCTGGAACCAGCGTTATTGAGTCTGGCGACACAAAGGAGCCAATAAAGAAGAGGGAAGGCCCGTCAGCACAGACGCGCAGAGACGCTGCCAGAGAGGCTATCGAGGCCGTTCTAGGAAAGCGTGGACAGATGCAGCTTAAAGACATCATCGAAGAAACCGGACTCTCCAGTCACGCGGTTCACGACGTTATCTACAAAGACCCAGGTCGCATCCACAAGACTGGGTGGGGCATTTACGGTCTTACCGGCGTCGATTACCGCGAAAGCGCTTCTGCTTCTTAATAGCCTGCCTCTCGTACTCGTCCCAGTCGTCAGAGGTCCACTTCCTGTGGTCCATGGCCCGCTCCATGTTTACCTCTGTGGCGTTAATCTTGGTCATTCCGCCTGGGGTGTAGTGGGAGACAGCAGTGCAAATCATGGCAGCCACGCAGGCGTCATCATGCTTTCCCGGTGGCGCTCCCATCTTCGCCTGTAGAGAGTCGATGCCGTCCTTGCTGTAAAGAACCGTGCGCGTGTACGCCTCCATCTCATCCAGTACCTGGCGTGAGTGAATCTTCACGTAGCCTTCTTTTAGGGCTCGCTGCATTAGCCCAATCATGGCTGGCTTCGTTTTCTTGGTCGTATCCCAACCAAGCATAACGGTGGGACCACTGAGCGTGTCTGTGGTTACGCGCCTATACAGATTGAAATAGCGAGACCTCTCAAGCAGGGCAATTAGCCCAGCGCCTAGCCCCGTCACCTCTGGGGCTAGGATTGCGTTCTTGTAGTAAAGGGCCATCAGTAGGCAGATTGGTGCCAACTCATCTAGCTCAATCTTCCCTCTCCACTCAGCAACCTGCTCAAGGGTTGCGAGGTCGCACACGTAAAGATGGTCCCAGTCCTTGCTGCTAGACCCCTTGCTTACGTCTGCTCCGATTACATACCTGCAACCAGACTCTGGCTTCTTCCAGATAGAGAGCCGGCCAGACCCAGGCGAAACCTCGCAAACCTCTGGAGAGTACGTGGAGTACATTCTCTCTCGTCCGCCAGGGTAGTCGCTTTTGTCGCTTATCTCGTACCAGCCATGCTCTGGGCACACGTTGGATTCTGGCTTTCTGGCTCCTGCGTACGGCAAACAGAGATCACACCAGCACCCATGTACGTCTCTCTGCGCTTTTATGGAGTTAAGGTCAAAGACCGGCGAGCCAGACGCACTAAACGCCTCTTGGTCTGTGCTTGGATACTCCTGATGAAATCGCTCGATAGAGCCGCCACACTTGGTAGCTATCGTTGCCCTGCGCCACGACAGGTTCTCAAGGGTTATCCACTCGCCAAACTTGTCTAGAAGCTCCTGCTCGTCAGTGTCTAAAGACGAAACGAACTCCTTCTCGCTGCACAGGAGGTCTCGCTCGTACTCCTCAACAATGAACCAGGGAGTGAAATGCGCGTACCAGGCTGAGTCTGGGTCTCCCGGATACTTCTCTTTTAGCGGCATCCAAGGGTAGGGCTCGTCCTGCCAAACCCTTGAGCTTAGATACATCGTGTGATGAAAGTCCCCTGAGCCATTACACGTGGACTCTGAGTAGGCGAACGTTCCTGGCCCGTCTGGCATGGACTGTAGTGTCGCCAGGAAGTACCGCTCTGGCTGCTTATAGAAAGCAACCTCAGAGAAATGGGCCAGCCTCGCGGTGGTTCCACGGGCGTCTTCTGCGCTCTTTGCCGTCATAACAGAGAGCCTGCTCCTAAGGCCCGTTGGGCCGTTAGGGGCACGGAAGTCTAGCTCTGCCCTGTTGTTGTACTTGGTAAGTGGCTGAAGGTTCTTCGGGAGGTTGTCGTAAAACATCTTCGCTTTTGTAAAGATGCTGTGAACTGAGTGGTCTGCGTGAGCAGCGATAAGGGCGACCTCATCGCGCCTTGTTATGCAGCGATGAAACATCCAGCCCTGTATGTGCGTACTACAGCCCGCCTGCCTTGCCTTAGCTTCCCATACGCGGATAGGCACCCCCGCCTCTTCCATCTCATCCAGCATTTGCTGTCTGATTTGCTGACTTTTGTTCAGCTTGAAGGGAAGTAGTTTTCCGCGCTTTGTCTGGATGAGCAGATGGCTCTCAGCGAAAGACGAGAAGTCTGCGTAGTCTCCGCCAGTAAGCTCTATCTCAGCGACCTCTGCGAAGATTTTCTGCTGTTGTTTTTTTGCCACCCTGCTTTGCCTTCTTCATCCAGTGGGAAACGTTCTTCTTTATGATTCTGACACTGTTCTTGTGAATCATCCGGCAGTGATATCGGCTGTTCTTTATCTTTCCTGGGTAGACAACGTAGGCGACTCGCGTGTCTGTGAGCCTATCTACAAGCAGCCTGACAGCCTTCCTAGAAACACCAAGCTTCTCGGCAGCCGGCCTACAAGCCAGGTAGCCGTCCTTGGTCCCCTTCTCAAAAGCCCTTGTGGCTACGTCATCAGTAAAGACGACAGCGTTTGGTGGGATTGGTGGCCCGATGGTGTAGACACCGTCAGACGCAACCCACCGATCAAGCGTATCCATTGACTCAAAACGCTGCTGTATCTCCCACTCATAGCGGTCGATGTCTGTTTCAAAGTCTGGAACGCTCCAGTCGCTTGCGTTCGTTGTACCTCTTGACTGCTTCAATGTGCTTACGCCTGCCCTCTTCTGTCTTCTGCCACTCGCAAGTGGCCTCTGAACAGCACTGCCTACACCACGAGTTCTTGCCTGTTTTCTTTCTTCGGGCAAGACCAAAGGAATCTACCGGCAGTCGGCTTTCTCGACCAAGGCGCTCGCACCTTGGACATGTCATGTGAGTTATTCCATCAGCTATGACTGGTGCCTTCTTTGAGTTTTCCTTGGATATGGAAGAGATGCACGAGGAACACCGAGACCTTCGCCCGTCCTTAGACCGGGAGTCCCTGTGAAAGTCGTCTAGCGGGAAGGTTTTCTTGCACAGGGAGCAGGCTTTCGCCGCGCCCATTAGGCTCTCTTCTTATAGCCAAGTGGCGTTCGCACCAGCGACTTCTTCGTTGCTCGGTTCATTTGGCCGTATTCATTCTGGGT